GCGGACATCATGATGGAAGCCGCCGCCGAAATCCGCACCCTCCGCGCCGAGTGTGATGATCGGAAACGGCTCCATGCCGAAAACTGCGCCCTGTTTGATAAGGCTTGCGCCGAGCGCGAGTGGCTCCGTGATCAAGCTGTAGACCGCGCCGCGCGACGCGCTGCGCGTGATGCCGGTCTAGCCGAAGGCGTGGCGCTGGGGATTGAAGCGGCTGCTGTGGCAGTTATCGGTTATATCCACCCGGATTATCCGAGACTGCCAGGGCAACCTTTTGCATCTGCGCAAGTCCGCAACCTTGACCCCGCCGCCATTGTTCGCGAGCAGGCGATAAAGGATGATAAGTTCGCCGAGAGCTTTAAAGCTGTACGCGGTACCGTCGACCAGGACCTAGATCTCGAATTCTGATATGCTAAAGTTATTAATAAAGGATTTTATAGATGGTTAAAAATTTGATTTTAAGTGATGCAGATGGTGTGCTTCTTAATTGGGAGTTTGCATTCGATTGCTGGATGGAAGAAAAGGGTCATAAGCGTATTCGGAAAGATGAATATGATATCGGCATACGTTATTCTATTACAAAACAAGAGGCCTCTGAGTTCGTTAAACTTTTTAACGAATCCGCTGCAATTGGATTTCTTCCGCCGCTACGAGATGCGATGCACTTTGTCAAGATATTACACGAACAGCATGGATATGTATTTCGTGTAATCACTAGTTTGAGTTCGAACCCGTACGCACAGAAGCTTCGGGAACGTAACCTGAAGAAGTTGTTTGGTACTGCTATTGATAGTGTGACGTGTTTAGATACTGGTGCTGATAAGGATGCGGCATTGGAACCATATCGTAATTCTGGTTTGTATTGGATTGAAGATAAAGAAGAGAATGCTGTACTGGGTAAAAATATCGGTCTGAATGCTTTGCTTATGGAACACGAGCATAATATGAAACACACTGAAGTACCCATCGTAAAAAATTGGTATGAGATTTGGAATACAGTTGTAAATAGAATTTGACTTTTTTCTTAAAGTGAACTATACATAGTACATAAGAGAGGCTAAATAAGTTATCAGTTGTTGACAGACAACAGTAAAAGCGGAAAGACGCGGGTTCAATTCCCGCCGCCTCCACCATAGACACTTTTGCTCGCAAGAGGAAAGGCAGAGATATATTCTCGGTAAGTCGAAAGACTGAAGTTGGGATCAGGTCCAACCAAGAGTGTCTTTGATGGGGGCGACCAGGGATCGATTTTCGTGTAATAGGAAGTCCGAGACTGATTCGCTGACCGAGTGGTCAAAATTGTAAATGTCAACCTAGTTGCACATAACGACAATGATTTTGCAGAGATGAGAATCGCTGCTTAATTAAAGAAGTTCGGAGTTTCGGTGCTGTACTCTGTCAAATAAACAGCACCACTTAGAAGAACCTACTTTGCCGACAGGTTCTACCACCGGAATAAGTCTTGACGAAGACGTTATATCGTAGGTTCTTCTAAGTTCAGTTTCATCCTTGATCTGGGACACGGTAGACCGTGCAATTAGACTAAGATCCGGCTATTTAGAGCTGGTACGCAGGGGCGGATCCTGCAGGATGATTTAATAAATAACGTGTCCATACACAGGACATACACACACAAAGGAAATATGTATGACAAAGACACCATATGAGCTCCGTCTAGAGATGCTCAGACTCGCTCAAGATCAAGCGAACGCAAAGTTTTATAATAACTGGGAACGAGCTGCTCGTAATGCAGAACTTTCTGAGCAGAAGCTGCTTACAGAAGTTCCTGAGTTTCCGTCTACTGAGTACATTCTCTCTGAAGCGGCGAAATTTAAAAAGTTTGTTGACGAAGCATAATTCTTGCTAGATCTCCGTAGCCAACTACGATAGTGTTGGCGTGTAAGTGGCGCTCGAAAGAGTGAAGCGGATGCTACGAAAAGGCATCGCCGGACCTCGTAACCGGCTATCGAAATCACTAAGTGGTTGATTTATACGACAAACCGTGTTAAAAGTAAGACAGTAGAATATAAGTAGTAAAAACCTTAGTACTAAATATAACATGACGGAGGTTGGCATCCTCCATTATCTCTTACACAAAACTTCAAGTCTTAGATGACTAGAAAGCAGCACTATTAATAGTGCTACCGTCGAAAACAACTAATGATTTTGCATTTCCAGTAAGAGGGAAATGGATGGAAGATACTTCGTTATTCTGTTGTGTATCTTCTTATAGCGATATAGACAAAAGATGCTGTGATGCGTCTAAATACTTGTCTGTATTAGCCAAGATCATTATATCTAAGAGGATACAATGAATCTTTTTAAACAAATAGAAGACTTTCCCCATTTACTACGTGGTGAGGGGTTTGTATTGGGAATACTCTTTACAATTATTATTGCTATGTGGGTTCCCTCCAAGACAGAAATTAAGTATGTTAGGGTTCCTGAAATTAAATTAATAGAAAAGGTTATAGAGAAACCTATTGTAGTTAAGAAGCCTATATATGTCAGCTCCCGCGATAAACAACAAATACAATGCTTAGCAGAGAATGCTTATTTTGAAGCAGGCAACCAAACCGCAAAGGGCAAAATAGCAGTTACTAATGTTGTTATGAACCGTGTTAAGGATGAAAGATTTCCTAAGACGGCGTGCGCTGTTGTTCATCAGAAGTCTCATGGTGTGTGTCAGTTCTCCTGGGTTTGTGAAGGTAATAAGCGTATCAGAGATAGATCCTTATTTGCAGAATCAAAGAGAATCGCTGAGAATGTCTATCTTGGTAATACAAGAGATGTGACAAGAGGAGCAAAATTCTATCATGCTAATTACGTGTTCCCTAATTGGAATATGACACGAGTAGCCCAAATAGGAGCTCATATTTTTTACAAAGGTTAATATATTATGAATGAAGGCCTAAAGCTTACTAAGATTATAGATAACGATAGGTTCTATAAAGATGTAGAAGTATTGGTAAAGAAACATAATTTACCGTATATGGATGCTATTGTTTATTTTTGTGAAAAGAATGATATTGAAATTGAAACAGCAGCTGCTTTAATTAAAGGTAACTTCAGGATCAAATCTTTTATTCAATCAGAAGGCGAGGCATTAAATTATCTACCGAAGTCATCCAAACTTCCAATTTAATGTCTCTCTTTTTAACGGAGGTCTTATGTCGCCGTTTGAAGCCTATAAAATGTTTCTCGCAATTAAAATGCACTTCAATTCTCCTAGTTATGATTATATAAAATATCAAGGAAAGGTAGGTGCTAAAATAGAATCGTTTGAACGTCGCAGGGACAAGTTTCATTTTGCCAAACTAGCTAAGAAGAAAGATCCACTGTATTTCTTAGTGTCTAATTTCGTGTATTCTAGTCCATCTTGGATTGGAGATATTCTTACAGAAGAAGCAGAAAATAATTTTGTAGAATGGCAGAAGAAACAACAATCTTTGACATATATACTAACAAACGAAATAAATACGCTAGACGAAGACTTCGTCTCTTATTTTAAAGTAAAGGATGGTCAACACCCTATACTTTTAAATATGTATAAGCAAAAGAAATTGTCAATTGAAGCATTAATTGTTTTAAATGACATATTGACTTTTTTTCCTATCTGGGATAAAAAGTTAAATGACACTATTATCTGGCCTAGTATCAGAGACAAGTGTCTAAAATACCGTCAGTTTATACATTTTGATAAGACTAAACTTAAACAAGTAGTGAAGTCTATGATGACGGATAGTGTATTATGATACATCGTAATACGAAACATACAACGCAACATTTCGAATATACGGAGAATACATATGTCTTTTAATGATCTAAAGCGCTCTTCAGCAGCAAGTTTTGAGAAGCTCACTAAGGAGCTTTCTAAGCTGAACACCAATAACAACTTTGACAAGTCAGCAGACGATCGTATGTGGAAACCCACTGTCGATAAAGCTGGTAATGGTTATGCTGTTATCAGGTTTCTACCTGCACCGGCTAATGAAGACGTACCTTTCGTACGTATCTTCAGCCATGGCTTTCAGGGACCTGGTGGCTGGTACATCGAGAACTCTTTGACAACTATTGGTCTGCAAGATCCAATTGCAGAACACAATAGTAAGCTATGGAACTCAGGCAACGATGCGGACAAGGAAACTGCCCGTAAGCAAAAGCGCCGCCTGAACTACTATAGCAATGTCTATATCGTAAAGGATCCCGGTAACCCAGAGAACGAAGGCAAGGTATTTGTCTTTAAGTATGGCAAGAAGATCTTTGACAAGATCAATGATCTAATGAATCCATCATTTGAAGATGAAAAGCCAATTAATCCTTTTGATCTGTGGACAGGTGCAAACTTCAAGTTGAAGATTCGTAAGTTTGAAGGTTATCCTAACTACGATAAGTCAGAGTTTGATAGCCCAGCACCTCTGATGGATGATGATGACGAGCTTGAAGCAATCTACAAGCAAGAACATTCACTTCAAGAACTGATCGACAAGAAGAACTTCAAGTCCTATGCGGAACTTGAAACTCGTCTAAACAAGGCTCTTGGTCTTATTGGCGGAACAACTCGCACAGAATCAAAGTCTAACTTTGTTGATGACGATGATATTCCTTCCGAGAAGACAGAACCACAGTTTAAGTCAAAGCCTGCTCCTGCGCCAAAGGCTCAGGAAGATGACGATGATGAAGATTTTGAATTCTTTCGGAAGCTTTCCGAAGAAGACTGAGTCTGACTATATGTCGAAAAAGAGAAAGAGGGGGCTTCGGTCCCCTCTTTCTTATTGAACTAGTTTCCTATCGACACCCATAACAGACGTCATCCACCACTGGGACCAGGTGCGATCTGTTTTAACTGACCGAGGTGGTGTTGATGCTGGGCTCTTAGGTTTTCTATCGTTCATTCCAATCGGTGCACCTCCTCCTCCGCCGGTTCGATAAAGTGCGCGAGTTTGTTCATCTGTAACAGTAAAAGCTGGTGCTTTCTTTCCATTAGGTAGCTTCACAGGTCTAAAGGATTGTGCTACTGGCTTTGGTTTTCCTTCTTCCGATCCACTGTTACCTTGAACAATCCAACTATTCCTCTCTAGGAATTCTTGCGGATCGATTTGCGTACCCCAGCCCCCATTTCCTTTTCTTATCTCAAAGTGTAGGTGAGCGCCTGTAGATTTACCTTCTCTTGCATCACCAGTATCTCCTCCAGATAGCCCTATTAGATCTCCTTTTTTAACTCCCTGACTTTCTTGTACGTTGAGTTTGGATAGGTGACCGTACGTAAAGTAAAGATCTTCACCTGCTTTTATTTGTACGGCGAGACCTTGTCCGCCATGACCATCTCCTCCCGGACTTACTCTAGCATATTCTATAATACCATCGGAAGCAGCATATAGAGGCGTACCTGTAGGGGTCCTTATGTCAACACCAAGATGCTTTTCTTGCTTGCCGTTGAGCGTTCTCATACCAAAACTACTAGATATGTTGCCGCTAATATTACCCCCTGTCATATTAGTAGTGCCAGGTGCATTGATCTGTCCGGAGATCTTGCCGGCGGCAGACATGGCATTGGTCAATTCTTCGGGATGTGATTTGAATCCTTCCCAAGCACCTAACCCTTGTTTTTTAATAATCCACATTGCCAGCTTATCTTGAGTGGTAGCATCAAATTTAGTAGTATTCAAGTCCATACCCAACGCTGCAGCGGCGGCGCGTAGAGTAGTGCCGACAATTTGGTATCTACCAAGGGCAGATGAGTTATATCTGTTATTCTTGTTATGCAGCATATAATCACCAAGGCTCAGAACTTCTGTCAGGGACATCCCGACCAGATTCTGTTCTTTGCCTCCTGGTAAGAACGCGCCATTACCCAAGGATGTATTGTACCCTGTCTTGAACGTGCCTTCTGCTCTTGCAATAGAATCGAGAACTCCGCTGAGTGGGGACAGTCCTAGATCCATGCCTCCTGAAGAAGCACCTGCGCCGATGCCGAGTGTACTACTAACGATATCAATAGCATTCCTAAAGGCATTACCTAACCATATAGTAAAACTACTTAACATGCTGGTTTGTTGTTGTGTAGCTCCGCCTGTAGCAGAAGAATTCGGAGCATTAGGTAAAGTAACCTTTACTGCATCTTTTGCATTCTTTAATAGTTGTTTTGATACTTTACTCTGTTTAGGTTCTTCTTCTTTTTCGTGTATTCTCTTTTCGGCTTCTTCTTTGTCTTTATTTAGATTAGACGGTGTTCCTGTCTTTGATGTTTTTTCTTCACCTGCTCCAATAGCTGTACTACCGTAATCATACAGTCCTTTTCCGAGACCAATACCGCCTCCTATTATGGCACCAGCACCGACTGTCAAGCCTCCTAGATCAAGCACAGGTGCACCCGCGAGCGCGCCGATGCCAGCACCCAAACCAGCGTATGTTGCTACATCTCCGCCAATCTTGGCAAAAGCTCCTGCCTGAGGTTGTCCGAAATAATCTAGACCTTCTCCGGCAAGATTAAGTCCTAAACCTATTCCGAGACTTTTTAGTGAAGATGGAATAACATCTAATAATCCGGATCCGCCGGCGCCCCCAGTGCCGCCGCCACCGCCGGCACCACTCAGGTCTAGTTGACCTAATTTTTCAGCTAGTGTATTAGTCTGCTCTGCTAGTACATTTAAATTTTCAGTAAACTCTGCATAACTAAAAGATGTTAAACCAGAATTAATTTGCTCGCGACCGCCAGCAAATTGCTCCATATAGTTTTCTTTTCTAGAAGACTCCAATGAAATTCTTTTAGCATCTTGTATCTTAATAACATTAGATGTATAAGTTAGAACTTTATTAAATTCGTTCTCTAAATTAGTTAGAGTATTAGATATAGAATTATAAGACTGCTTGAGTGCTACAGTATCTTTATCTTCACTTCTTAGTTTTGTTTTTACTTTATTAAGACGGATGATATTTACAATTTCTTGAATAGAATCATCACTTAGGCCTTCAAAAAGATCTTTATGTTTTTCCATTGCCTTGCCTTAATAGTACAGAACGGATATGTTGAAATCGCTCATCGGATAGTTTGGATCTGGTACATCTCCCATGCCAACAAACCCAGGTCTATTAGTAGGTATGAATACAGGTACTTTAGGTCTACCAGCCATGTCCAAGGAGGGCATAGTATCTCGTACTCCAGCAGCCTGAGAGATCTGTGCATTGTTAATATCCATACCAGATGTATTTGGTTTTGGTGTAGGTGTGCCTTTAGATTCTGGAGATGCTGCTGTAGAAGTAGTATCAGAACTAGCTACACCCCCTGATGTTACAGGTGGCTTGCTTTCTGTTTTAGCATCTTGTTTAGGAGCAGGTTCGCTATTTCCCTGAGAGGCTCCTGTATTAGTTGCAGCCGTAGGAGACCCGCCACCTGATGGCACAGGGGTTGCAGCAGCAGGCTGTCTTGCCTGCATAGGAATATCGCTTGCATATGATTTTGATATTCCACCCGGAGGAGGTTTAGTGGGTGTTCTAAATACATCAGACAATAACTTTGTAGCAGATGAGGAAACAATGTCAGATATGCCTTTAAGTCTAGGATCGCTATCTGCTTTGTCTGGTGTTGTGTTATAGACCTTAGCGTATAAGTCCCTGGATATAGCTGCTACTAACGATGGGATTGCCTTGAGGGGGCTTTGCAAACCTGAACTGGTATTGATACCCGAACCTTCAATATCACCTCTGACGATCTTTTGAGCGGCATCTGAGGGGTTGATACCAGGCATGAGTATGTTATCAGATTTTAGATTTTTGCTATTGATAGTTTCTGCGAGCATGTCGCGTGCCATCTGAGATATAGCATCGTTCTGTATAGTCG